CCACTAGCCAACTGCATGCTGTATGACAAATTGTCAATAGGAACAGCCATATCATGGGTGGTGAAAGGAATAGTACGCAGACAAGCAGTGTTATCAACATTACCATTTTGAAGACGATAACCAGAAAGGGAAGCAGGGAATTTACCAGATAATTTCATTAATTCATGAGCTTTAACAAAGTGATTGCGAATGTCTTTACCAGGGGGGATAACACGAGAAAGAGCAACAAAAGCCAAATCCTTATCTTTCACCTCAATAACACAACGTAAAAAGTCGTCAAAAGTCACAGTGATGCCTTGAGCCAAATAGATGTTGGTTAAAACAATGCGTTTGGGTTGGGAATCACGCAAATAAGTCAAGAAGTGAGAAGGAATCATACCAATGGTACCAGTGACAATAGTCATGTTACCAATTTTGTCGACAACACCATCCTCATACACAGCACGGATGTAATATTGTTGTTTGCGAATAGCACATGCTAGTTCAAATTGATTTTGATCAGCAGCACCTTCAACAACAACTTTAGGCATATGTTTGGGTTGGGTTTCTGGATGGTTCGACTCAACTACAACCTTTGGCATATGCTTGGGTTGAGTTTCAGGATGATTTGATTCAACGATGACTCGGGGCATATGTTTAGGTTGGGTTTCCGGATGATTAGATTCAACAACGACATTAGGCAAATGTTTAGGTTGAGTTTCAGGATGAAATGATTCAACAATAACAGTTGGGAGATGTTTAGGCTGTGTTTCAGGATGAATCGACTCAACAACAACAGTTGGAATATGTTTAGGTTGAGTTTCCGGATGAAAACTTTCAGTGACAACGTGCTTAAAACGACGTTTAGTGTTTGACTTAGATGATTGGAAATAAGAATACATCATATAACATAAACCAGTAATAGCAAATGAAATTAAAACAGCTTTGGGGTTCAAGAAAGAAGAAATAGTGGTTAGAACTTCTAACCATTCAACAGACATAACCTTAGCTTTAACTTTTTCATATAAACTTTTAGCTTTATTTACAAAAACAGATAATTTACTCTTACACAATGAAGCAACACGTTTAGCTTTATCCAAGAATGACAAATCCACATCAGATTCAACTGGGATCATAGAAAGGAAAAAGGAAACAGGAATATCTTTTTCTTCCATTTCGGAAATAGAGACACCACTTTCCAGACCTCGCATTATTTCAGTTCGAAGTTCAGCTTCCTCAGAAAATTCAGGAACGTAATTAATCAAGAACTTGTGCAAAACTTGTTCCTGACCAACTTGAGCCAATGACGTGGCATAACGCTCAATATCATCGAGTAAGCTAGTGGAGAATTCAGTTCTACGACGCATGTCATTTTCTAAGATAGCAGCAACTTCATTAAAGGAAAGACCAGGGGCATTTTCATCAATTTCATTCATACGCTCAGCACAAGCATCAAAAGGAATAAATTTATATACATCCAAATTAACTGGTGCACGTTTACCATCAAAAATGGGGGCATTAGCCTTGGCTAATTCAATGTTAAGCGTGCGGGAATAATTATCATTGCCAAGATGGCGAAGTTGAATATATTCCTCCTTCAAACAGACATGAAAAGAGAAGGTAAAACGACGGAAGAAAGCTTCAGGATGAGTGATAGAGCTAACTTGAACGGTACGCGCATTAGTAGTGTACAAAATAGACTTACCTTGAAAGGTGGTATTAGCTTTTTCAGCAATATCAGCCATGTGCAAATTCAAAGGAAACATATTCGTCATTCGAATACCTTCCATAAATTCAATGTTAGGATTCTGAGAAGAATCTTTCATTTGGAAAGCATCATCAACAACAACAATGGGTTGGTTTTTATACCCATCCCAATATTCTTGTTCGACAGTACGTTGGTAAACAGCTTGTTTCAATGAATCACACAGACCAAGAGGTTTCAAGATATGGGAAGCAATATAATACATCATGGTAGATTTACCGATACCAGAGGCACCAGTGAACCAAACCATTTGGGGTTCCATACGTGGACCACCGCCCCAGATTCCAGCCTTTTCAATAGCATCCTTCATCTTAGCAGCTGTAATCAATAACAATTTAACATTATCAACAACTTCGCGAGATAAAATATTGCGGTAATTGGTCATGATGGTCATACCAGTATACCACAATTGCATGATGCGAAAAGCTTCATCTTTATTGGCGAGTGCGCGTTGGAAAGTTGCACGATCCGAAGCAGCAAGAACATCACTAATCCACTTTTCTACAATGGGAAGACCAGTTGATTGAGCAAGGGGATTTTCACCAACAACTTGATCCATGATCCAGTCATTAGCTACAGCCCACGATTTTGACATATAAGAATGAATATCATACAATCCTTTGATGGCTCCAGGAAGATCACGGCACCTACGCATAAGAATGTCAGGGGTGCATGGTTTACCGGGTAATTTGTTAAGAATAAAGCCAGCAAGACAAGTAGCAAAAACTGGAACAATGCGAGTAGCATACTTAAGAATATCAGCAGCAATGTCAGTAACACCAACTTGCGCCTCAATGTTATTAGCAGAAATTAAAGTATGAACATACTCACTTAACCAAGAAGGGAAAGAAAAGATAGCAGAAACTGTGTTATAAACTAAATCAAAAAGAGATTTCATCTGAGATAAAAATTTAGATGCTAAATACAAACAAACCGCAGCTAAAGATAGCTTAAGGGCAGTTCTAACAGTGATGTTAATAACAGGAATAGTAGAAGAAATAAAGTTTTCAATAAGAGAAGGAATAGAATTAATAGCCTCTTTAACATTGGAAGCAGCTTCAGCAGAAGCAACTCCAGCCGCATTGGCTTGAACTTTAACATCTTCAAGAGTAGTACGCAAATCAGCAGCTAAGCCACTAACGTTACTAATCATACTAGGGACACCAAAGATTTGGGCCCAAATACCCTCCTCAGGTTGTTCACGTTCACGCATTTTCTCATCGCGTTCAGCATTAAAACTTCTAACTTTATTCCTAGAGCAATTGTTGCGGACTAAAGAAGGGTTTTGTTGGTATGAGCGGATGGCTTTCAATTTCTTGGGAGCACGAGTAGATACAAATCCACATCTCATACAATGAAAAACATCGTGGGAGAGTGAACCCATTTCTCTTACGTGGAAGAGATTAGATTGATGGCAGAAACACATGATGTCAATGGTTTCGCCAGTGACCTCAGAGATCTTAAAGAGGGACAAAGACAACTTAACCTTAATCTCAGTTGGAATGAATACTTTTGATTGAGCCATTATAGTAAATTATTAATGAAATTGATAATACGATAAGATAATACGTTTATGTGAATTAAATTGAATTAGATATTTGTATGAATAGCAAGCGAAAGTTTGAAAGTTAATTGAAATCAGTATAAGTTGTAATGTTGGATCCTAAACACGGACGTCGGCCGCACCTACCCAGTCTTCTCTGGTCGTAGACAGAATTCCACGTCTGTCGTCGCCTCTTCATCAGCAGTAAAATGATAAAATGCAGTCAAATCCACTTGATCACACCCTTTATCCGCCCAAAGCGATACTCTACAAATGTAGTCACCATTACGTGTTTGTGTATCTGTTCACAGAGGTTTAATACGGAGGGGTCAAGTCGAAAATTCGACATTATTAAATAAAATCACTACACGAATCATTAGTAGGGAAGTAAGGAGGCCAATAACTTAAATCAGGCCAATCATAATGCTATCTCGCCATAGCCAAGGGTGGGTTATTAAGCCATTATCCCA